GGTGGGCAGAACAGGGCTTTAGCGTTGTTCCTGTTCACTACGTCAGGCCAGACGGCAGCTGCTCATGCTCTCAGGGGAAGGATTGCCCTTCTCCTGGTAAGCATCCCGCGCCAAGCAGATGGATGCGCTACCAAAAGGTATGCGCTGATACTGACACATTAACGTGCTGGTTCGACGGCCAATACCGCGATTACAACATTGGCGTTGTCACTGGCAAGGTCAGCGGCAATGTGTTTGCCGTTGATGTTGATGTGGCCGAGGGCAAGCTGGGCGCCGAATCGCTTGACGATTTGTGCATGGCAAATGAGGATTTGCCGCAAACACTAGAGCAAATCACCGGCAGCGGTGGCAGGCATTACATATATCGAGCGCCAGCTGACATGACTGTAGCAACGGGCGCTAACACATTGGGCGAAGGAATTGATACGCGAGGCGAGGGCGGGTTTATCGTCGTTGCCCCATCAAACCACAAGTCAGGCAACCATTATGTAGTACGCGGCGATCCGATCGAACAATCGCCGGAATGGCTTGCAAGTATGCTCGATGCAGCTGACAGACCGTCCGGCACGGGCGACGCCATGCAGAACACCGGCATGACAAATATGTGGGGTGATGTCGTTGATGGCCGCGAAGGTTACATGGTGCAGCTGATCCTTGGCACGATCAGAACATGGTGGGGGCAGCGCGGCAAGCTACCGACAGTCGAAGAATTATTTGATGATGCGTGGCCTACATACATCATTAAGGTCAAAGCGCGTGGCCGATCACTCGATGATGATGGCCGAGGCGAAGCATTGTTTAAGCGTAAATGCTGGTATCAGCTAAAACGCGCAAAGAATAAAGAACTGCGGATACTCGAAAATGTAGTCGCGGGTTCAGAAAAACACTTGGACAAGCGGCCAACAGCTAGTACAAGTGTGGGTGAGGCGGGTGAAGCGAGGGTCGCTCCCGCGTCAACTGCCTCACCACTTCTTATTTCTGATTGGGGTATGCACCGCTATGCGGGTGACGCGCCAGATCAGGAATGGTTAATCCAAAACATATTACCCGCTAGGGTTCCTGGTCTTGTTGCCGCGATAGGCGGTCTTGGCAAGTCGTTTATCCTGCTCGATCTTTGCATGAAGGTTGCAGGCGGCGATCAGGCTATGCACTCCGAGCAAGCGTTTGGCGGCAATGTCGTCAAGAATGGCAAGGTTGTGTTCTTCGGTGCGGAGGATTCCGCGGCCAGTATGCACAGACGGATCGAGAGCATAGCCGACAAAACGCTGCGCGATCGTGCATCGGAAAATTTATTCGTTGTACCGATGCCTGATGCTGGTGGGCCGCAGCCGTTCATCGAGCATGTGATGGGGCAATACAGCATCACGCCTATATTTCAGAGCCTACGCGATCAGCTGGTGGCAATGGAAAGCGTTGCGCTGGTTGTCATTGACCCGCTGCAAGCATTTGCAGCTGCCGACATCAACACCGACCCAGCTGCTGCGCAGTTTTGGTGGTCATTGATGTCAGAATTGTGCGTAACAGTCGGGGCAAATGTGCTGGTCAGTCATCATATGCGCAAGGACGGATCGTTCAGCATATCCAAATCAATGCAGGCGCGTGAGGCGATCAGAGGCACAACGGCGCTCGTTGACGGCGCGAGGTGGGTCTACGGGCTATGGAATATGCCCGAGGCCGACGAAATTGTTATCGCGCAAAAGATGGGATTTGAAGCAGGGCAGGGCGTGAGTGTGTGCGGCGGGATCGTCAAGGTCAACGATCAGGCTGACATGAGTACAAGCACGTTTATCCGCAGCGAAGGTGGCCTATTGGAGAACCGGACAGATGAAGTTGCGACCATTCTTGAAGCAAGTGCGAAACTTGACAAGATCCAGACGACGGCAATTTTTACCGAAATCGAACGACGCTGGGCAGCCGATACACCATTCGCAATCGGCAGCAACACAAACAGATCATTCCTCGGATGGCTCAAAACGGAATACGGGATGCCGCCGAGAGCCGCCAAAAACTACCTAAATGCGTGGCTCGATCAGGGGTATATAGAAGTCGGCACGTCTGACGGTCACTCGAAAATGAAGGGGCTGCGCGTTGTCAAATACCCAGACTAGGCAAAAGGACGACTTCTATCCGACACCGCCGGAAGCAACCGAAGCGTTGCTCGATAACGAGCGGTTCGACAGTGTGGTATGGGAGCCAGCTGCCGGTGATGGTGCTATTGCCGAGGTGATGACAAAACACGGATATAATGTAGTTGCCAGCGATCTAAACGATTACGGGTATTGCAAAGCTGGCACTGATTTCCTGATGGAAACCAAGCTGCCGGAGGTACACCGACCGGTCACAAGCTTAATTACCAACCCACCATACAAACTAGCCGAGCAGTTTATTCAACACGCGATACAGCTGGGCGCAATCAAACACGCATGGCTGCTGCGGCTGTCATTTCTCGAAGGTGTAAAGCGGCGCACGACATTGTTCGAGCCGCACCCGCCATCGAGGGTTCACATATTCAGCAGCAGGCTAACAATCTGGCGGGGTGATGAAGTCAGAGCAGGCAATGGCACGACCGCATATGCGTGGTTTGTTTGGGACAAGCCAGTAGGCAGCCTCAAGTTAAAGCCGAGAATAAATTGGCTGTGAAGTGCTGGGCTTGCAAAGACGGCTGGCATTGGGAACCGGACGGATATGGCTGCGGCCAGTGGACGCTATGCGCAAGGTGCGGTGGCGAGAGTTATTTAGAGGTGACGATATGTATGACGAAAAAAAGTTTTGGAAGATCGCGCACAAAACGATCAAGGCAGGCGCAAGCAAACAAGCGTTTATCACAAAAATGCTGAAATATAAAAACATGGTTCCGCACGTTCCAAGTTCAACACAAAAAAATTCGTTCATGCCATTTGTGTTGGGAAAGGCATATGACGCCTGGCATGACGGAACCGAGTTTGGCGCTTGGCGACCATACAGATAGGATAGCGACAATGTGGATCAGCAAACAAAGAATACTGGCGATGGAAGCCAACATAAACCGGTGCGTCTATGTGCTGCAACAGCAACAACAAGTTCTCGAAGAACTAGGATTGGCGCAAACACGGGCGATAGACAGCATAAAAAGCATCAATGAAATTGCGGAAATGAAGGCCAAAAAGGCCAAAAACAGCGGAAGTGAAGCCCAAAATGGTCAAAAACTGCGGAAGTAAGAAAATGGTTTGCGGAAATGACGCGGAAATGAAGCCCAAAAACGTGAAAAAATGCGGAAGTAATGCGGAAGTAAAACCCCCATACCCCCAAGGCATTACTTCCGCAATGCCATCCTTGCGGATTGGCAAGGCGGTGGCGTAATGCAGGCAGGGAAGTGGGCAGGCGTAAAACGGCAGGCGAAAAAGCGCGGCGACGAGTATGAGCCAGTGCCTGATATGTATAACGATGCAGGAAAAGCACAGACCATCAATGCAGCGGTTAGGTCACTTGATGCGGTTGCCCGTGATGTTGAGGTGAGGTGGGGCATTGGTAAGCTGGAACGACTAGCTGACCCAGCGTTGGCTGTCAGGTTCGAGCAAGCGCGTATCAGATTGGATAATGCGTTGCGCGGTGATGATGTGAGTGAGGTTGTTGCTCGATGCAGCGATATGATAAAGGGCTGGCGAGTGCTTGAGAAGAGAGTGTTAGCAGCTGGCCATAAGCCGCAAGTGTTCGGCGTTTGGTATCACAGAGGTGATGCAGGCCAGAAGTATGCGTTTGTCCAAGATGCCGGTGACGCCAAGTTTGTGGACAGTGATGCGATCACCTACACGCTCGATGATGTAGTCCGGCTGCTCGATACCAAACATAGCTTTGTAAATGAGGTCAAACAACATTGGCCTGGTGCTGAGATTGAATCTGTAAAACCAAAAAAGAGAGAGGTGTTTAACGATGACATTCCGTTCTGAATTATTAGCGTCTGCGCAAAAGACAGTAGATGGTGATAGAGACAAAGAGTTTGGCGACCCGCTGGAAAACATGAAATGCGCGGCTCAACTGATTGGCGGCTATCTGGATCGTGAATTGTCGCCGGATGACGTGGCGATGATTATGTGCTTGTTTAAGGTTGCAAGGATTAAAGGAAATCGCGGCTCAACGGATAGCTATAGGGATTTGGCGGGATACGCTGCGATAGCGTATGATGTCGAGCAGCGCAAAGAAAAACGGCCAGCGCCTAAAAAGCGTGGCCGTCCTCGTAAGGTTAAGGCTTAATCATTACCCATTGCTTGGTCAATGGCATCCTCGACACTCCAATCATCCGTTGTCATAACAGCCCAACTGTTGCAGCTGGGGCAACACTCTTGATGCTGCTCTGCTTGCCAGTGATGGTTACAATTTCCACAATCCCAGCTTGTCATTGTGCTGCCTCCGATTCCATGCCGATGATTATGTTTGCCATAAAGGGGAAATACCCCTCTAAAACTCTACTGATTAGCTGGTCGCTTGGATTCTCGTCTATTGATCCCATTTCGATGGCAAGGTCGATTATCTCGCCATTGTAACAGGCAAAGCTAATCGCCAAACCTTGCAGCCATTCGGTCATAGCTTGACGCTTCCCGGCTTGCTCAATGCACCACCCATATTCGCCATTGAATCTATGAAACAAATGTTTGATTTTTTCCTGCCTTGTTTCTAAAGCGTTGCCGTCATAATCTTCCTCGATGTGATCGAGAATATATGCCTCATAGCGTGGCTTGTATTTTGTGTGATGTACTTTCATCGTTGTCGCTCCTATTTTGCGTTTCTGATGCGGTTCGCCTCATCAGGCGCGGGAAACCATCCCCGACACGATCAAGCCGCCTGTGCGGCCTGATTTCGGCTATTGTTGCTCGTTGGATTCAACGTCCTGCGGATTGTTTTTGATCCACAGTCTGCGCAGCTTTTCCATCAGTGTCGGCTCGGCGCGAATGTCGAAAATAAATTGATCCTGCAAGTCGTTTATAAAATCGTCAAAGGTCATTGTGCTGCCTCCTCGTCTGTAAACTGTACCTCGACCCAATCAAGCAAAGTGCGCTCGACATTATCTAGCTGGTGGTTGAATATTTCTTGCGCCTCATCTGTGTAGATAATATCGCCCTCCGGCGTTTCTACTGTCACCGTTGCTTGTACGTTTGATAAAATCAAATGCACAAAATGGTCGGTAATGTCACTGGTCAACGCTAACCAGTCAGTTTTGTCTATGTGCAAAACGGGCTTGCCGTTTTTTTGTAAATGATCGAGGTGTATCATTGTGCAATCTCCATGCGGTTAATAGTCAAATCCTGGGTTTGCAGCTTTTCAGCCAGCGTGATGCGGTTCAGCAGCAGCTTAATGTTTTCCAAGTGTTGCAGCTGGTCGTGTGTAAACTTTCCGGCAGCCGCCAGCATGGCCAGCTGGTTAGTCGCAGCCCTAGCGATCGACCCTGAGTATTCGAGGTGATCGCCGCCGTGATTGTCGATGCACTGCGCCACTTGGGCGATGGTTATGCCATAGGCTTGTTGCTCTTGGATTTGTTTGATTTCTGGTGTCATTGGTTTGATCCTTTCGTGTTTAGCCAGTGTTCGGCTATGTCCTGCATTTCGCGCAGGTTTTTAACGGCAAGCAGCTGGTCAGCCGCTTGCGCAAAATCTTCTTCAGTTGATTGCCAGCCGTTGACTGCGGACATGCTGCGGCAAAGCATTTTCTTGGTTAGGTATTGACCGTTGTATGTTGCGTAATACGGGCGCAGCGCGGTCATGTGTCGGCAATGCTCAACCACCAGCCCCATGTCATGCACATAAGCCCAGCGGCCAGCACGGCCGTTTAGGCGCTTGCCCGTGGCCGTCCAGCGTTTCATTGTCCGGCCTCATTGCATGGCGTGATGTCGATTGCTTGCTTGACCGGTAAACGGGTTGGCCTACTTGCAGGCGAAAATTTGGCGGCAAAATGCGTCCGGCTGCCGAACAGGTCATTCAGATATTTGCCGTTAAGGTCAATAATCGGGCGCTTATCCGTACCCGCCACGCGATGCTTGCCCTCGGTGTGCGGGATCAAGACAATGCTGTCACTCTGCATTAATCGGTTAAAGCGCAGCCCACGCACAAAACCGAATTGCAGTAATATGCTGCCCTCGATCCAAACGCGGCGATTGCCTTTGTTCGTGCCGGATTTGTATATCTTTTTCATTGTTGTCGCTCCTACTTTTCAACAGTCAGGCCGCAGCCGGACTAGCTTGGGCAATAGCGCCCCATTGTGCAGCCATAGCCGCAGCAATCCCGTGATAAAACTTGCTTCTGATCTTCCAGCGGTCAGCGCTTGGTGGCGCTTTGTGGCACTCGTCACGCGCCGTGCTGCCGTCCAGCTTGCCAGTAGCTTGCAGCTGGGGCAGTCCGCGCAGCCAAAAACAGGTGCGCTTTTTTACGTTGTCGGCGCTATCGTCAGCGTCAGCGAATTGCCAAGGCTGCACCGATTGGCTATGCGGCTCAAAATTGCGGATGCGCTCTTTTGCGTATTTGTGCATGACTGGGTTTTCAACCGCGATCAGCGGGATGTCACAGTTCCACAAATCAGAAAACAGGGCGCAGCCCTCGTCTAACTCGCGCCACATATCTGCCAGCGTCCGGTCAGGCGGCGCTTTGTGCAGCCAGCGCACACCGGAATTGCAAAGGCGGGTGCATGGTGGATGCATGACCGCGATCATGTCCCATCGTTGGTATTGGATGACGTTGCGCACGTCATCCGTTATGTGTCGGTTGCTGGGTGTGTCGCTCGGCAGCAAATCGCATGACCAGCAGTCATGTCCGGCATCGAGGAACGCATTGCGCACGATGCCGGATGTTTCGCAGCCTATCAGAACTCTAGCCATTGTTACGGGCTTTCCAGCGCAGCTGATGCTGAATGTCCTCGCGCTGCCGACGCTCTGCTTGCTCGGCAGCTGACAGAAATGTGTGGCAAAGCAGGCCACACAATCCGCATATGGTTGCCATGATTGCGGCAGCTATGCCATCGACCGCGATGTATGTGAACGGTAAAGCCGTCAATGCCATGATTGCAAAGCAGCCGAACAGTATGCCAATTACAGAATGGATATATGTCATTGTCCGGCCTCCTTATGCTCTTGCTCTTGGTACAAGTCCCACAATTTATTTTCATGCCAACGCACGGCCTCGATGTCCGTCATGCTGTAAGCGTTAGACCTCATCGACTGGTGGGCTTTGCGTACTGCAAAAGCAGCGTCAACAATAAGCTGTAATGTGTCTTTTTCCATTTTGGTCGCTCCTATTAGTGCGGCTGCCGACCGTTGTGGTCGGCTTCGCCGCTTGCACATTATACCGGCAGAAATTGCTGATGTTGTCAAGTATGTTTAAGCAGCCTACAATATCGACAGTAAAAACATAAGGAATTGCAGGACTTGGGCGAGATTAGAAAAAGAGAAATCACAGACCGGCAACGTGATTTTGTGCAATACCTAGTAAAAGAAAACAAGAACCCAACCGAATCGGCACGGCTTGCCGGATATGCGCATCCCAAACAGTCAGCTTATGAACTGACCCGCAACCCATCTATAATTGCGTTGATGCGGCAGGCAAGACAGACGCTTTACCAAGCCGATCTTGCGAACGTTGCCGGTGATACGCTGCGCCAAGTCATGCTGGACATTGATGCGCCAGCATCAGCAAGGGTTTCAGCTGCTCGAACTGCGCTCGAACTGGCCGGTGATCTGGGCAAGGCAGCTGAACAAGGCAGCGACGGCAAGACGCTGGCCGAAATGTCGCCGGACGAACTGGCGCGGCTAATTGATAGCTGGGAAACGCAGCGCAGCGCACTGGCGACAGACGTTACGCCGCAAGCCAGCGAATAAACCTAACGATTACAACGCAGGCAATGGTGCGGCAGGCACTAAGTGATCGGGCAGGCGCGTGATCCATCCAATGCGACCCGACCGACCCGCCCCCCGGCCTGGTCACACATCGCGCAGCTATTGTATTATGGCCTCACATACAAATTTGGGCAAAATTTCAATCTTTAGCTTTTGTTGAAACCTGTCGAAAATAAGTATATACTTTCCAGCATAAACGGAATTGTGTGACGAGGACGCTTATGGCACAGCCAACACCATACGCTCGACAGTTTAATTTTGACGATCACCAAACGGTTAATCCGACAACGCCATTACCAGCCGTACAGATCGACAATGAACTTAATTCTGCTCGAACAAACCTAACTGGACTAAACACAAACATTGGTTTGATACAACGCGACGACGGCAAACTCGCTAACCAGTCAGTTCATGCAAATTCACTGGGCGTTGATACGCTGGCACTAATTGGGTTAGAGGGCTATACCGTCCAAGGAAACTGGACAGCTGGCCGCGCTTACGCTGCTGGCGACCTTGTTGACAATAACGCTGCAACTTATCTTGCTGTAACTGCGCATACTTCTGGAAATGTTTTTGATACTGACTTAGCTGCTGACAAATGGATACTGCTGGCAAACGCTGCCATTACTACCACTGCATCGACTGTTGATAAATTTGAAGGTACTGGATCGCAAACTACTTTCACGCTGTCATTTTCTTACACTTCTAATACTGACGTACTTGTTTTTGTGAACGGAGCCTTGAGAAATCCTGGCGACGATTACACTATATCCGGCAACCAGATTACATTTTCTACTGCACCAGGCACACCAGCTGTGTCGGGCAACGAAAATGTAATTATCTGGGGGCCAAGCGTTACTGCGACTGCCGCTGTATCAGCTGCACAAGCTGCTGCTTCTACGGCACAAGGACACTCGAATGACGCGCAAGGCCATGTAACCACCGCCCAGCAATATGCTGTTAAGATAGATGGCGTCATACCCACCACATCTGAATATAGTTCAAAAGCATGGGCTAACGGGGGTACTGGTGTTACGGGCGCAACCGGCGGCGGTGCTGCAATTCAATGGGCGATAGGGGGCGGCGCTACGCCAAACACTAGCACGACTGTTGATGGCACTGAGTTTTCGGCCAAGGCCTATGCCGTATCGAGCATAAACAGAGGATCGACCGGCGCTCATTCTGCAAAAGATTGGGCATCTTATTATGTTGACGGCACAGAAACTGTCGATGGCACAAATAAATCTGCAAAAGCATACGCGATAGAAGCGCAAAACGCGGTTGCGACTTTCGATCAGGTTTATTACGGCGCTCATGCTGACGATACAGCTGCGCAAAATGCTCATACAAGCGCTGGCCATACAGTTGCGCCAGGAGATTTGTACTTTAACACCACCGACTCGAA